AGGGGGACACATCCGCGCCGCCCTTGTATGTCTTCTTCGCCATCTTGAGGACCGCGGAGAACTTCGCACCCTTGTGGGCCTTCATCGTCTTCTTCACGTGCGTGAGCCACTTGTTTGCCATTTTGTTTTAACGCACGGAAGTTATTTCCGCGTCGCGGATTTGGGCAAGAACCCACCCGGACCCTTGATGAAGAAGTTCCACTGGCACCCATAATTCACAGGTGTGTGGGGGTGGACGGTCGAGGGAGAGAATCCGTTGTCGGCCGCAACGAGCGTGATTCCATTTTTGTTGAAGGCAGACAACTCCTCGGGATCGCGAGGATACAGGGCCTGCTGATAGGTGAGTCGGCGGGCATACGACCCCGACCACGATATGTTTGTCAACGATTCCAATTTTGTTCCGTTGATCGGTCCACCGGAGACAATCACGAGCTTGTCGGCAAGCTGGTCGATGGGGTAGTCGACAAGTTCCGTTCCCGTGATGAGGTGGCGACGGGCGATGCTTGTCAGGTGGTCGGCGACCCGATCGATGGCCGTGGTCTTGTCTGTGTGAAGAACGATCGACAAGATACAGGGATCACGCGAGGGAAAGGCATCGTTGACGAGGTCGATACAGACCGACTCGAAGGACACATTATCATACGCAATATCGTATCCCTCCGACACAGGCTTTGTGGCTACCATGGGCTGATCATCCTCGTCGGAGTAGACGTGGACTTCCAGAAGACGTATGCCACGCGCCAGTGCGGCAGGCACAGGTTCAAAGACCGCGCCCGCAGCATAGTAGTCACACAGACGACCTCGGGCGAGGGCACCGCCTGTTGTAACAGGCACATTCACCTCCTCGTATACGAGATATCCCAAGAGAGCAACGAGGGCAACACCCAGAACCCACTCTGTTGCGACTGTCGCTGCCATTGCTTTGAGGGACGATTATTTCGGCATGCGAAACAACAAGTTCCGAAATCCGTTGATGACATCGTCGGGAATCTTTGTCTCCATCGGTAATTCCAGTAGGCAGGCGTAATGGAAATACACACAATACATTCCACACTCGGAATCCTTGTATTGATGCCGTGTCTTGTTGTAGGTGAGTCTCATTCCCTTCTTGTGGATCCCTGTTGCATCCCACTGGGCCTTCCACCGTTTCATCAGGGTCTTGATCTGGGGTTCCGGCGTCATCGCATACGAATCAAAGTATGTCACGCGGGGATACTCCAACTCAGGACGGATGTCGGCAAACACGGCCACCCAGTGCTGGCCCGGTCCGTCGTGTGGATCTGTATTGACAATGATTCCAATTTTGTGCTTGCCCCGTTTATACAACTCGTCCAGCTTCATGGCGCAGAGGGCGCTGACGACACATTGCCGTGTCTCGTTCTTCAAGTCAAAATCAATGGGGACCGAGCCCACATAAAAATAGTCCGAGAAGAGTTCGGTATAGTTCTTCTCGATGGCGTCGATGTCGTCACTCGACAGCCACTCGTAGCGATTCAGTTTCCATTCCTTGGGTGCCACGGGGCGGCGCAACATTGACGAGACAATGCACTCGGCGCGTCCCGTCTTGCATTTCGCCCCCAGCCTTTCACGAAGAGCACCCCAGACGATCTCCGTGTCTCCCTTGGCAATGGGCGTCTCCTTGCTATGTTCCTTGTTGTACACGGTGCGCAGGCGCTCGACCTCATCGGAATCGAGCCATGACATCCGTCCCTTGTTCAAAACGAACACTTTTCTACCGGAGACACGACAAGCACAGGATACAATCGATACAACAATGGACTCTCTTCGCAACAACGTCTCTCGGTATGTGGATATCAGCAAGCGCCTCGGTGAGATCAACGCCTCGGCCAACCGCCTCCGCGATGAGCGTCGGCTGGTCGAGCTCGATCTGGCCGCCGAGTATGCGCACCCGCGCGAGCCCCTGCCCGGGGAGATCCGGCTGGAGAAGTCGAAGATGGTGTTTGCGGTGAAGAAGCCCGGCGAGTGGAAGAAGGGGTGGACGCTGTCCAAGAAGCAACTGGAGGAGTATGTGCTGGACATTCTGCCCGAGCACGGGCCCGACCTGATTCGTGAAATTGTTCGTCGGCACGAGCCCAAGCTCCGAGGCGATGACTTCCAGTTCGAGCTCAAGCCGATGAAGGAGTAAGATGTAAAAAGTTGTTTGTGGTTTCAAGTTTAATTTAATTTTTTACTCACGGCGACGTCGCGGACGGAGAGGCCGACGGAGATCCGGAAGGAGATCCAGAAGGAGACCCCGAGGGAGATCCAGAGGAAGACGCCGATGCGGATGCAGATGCGGACCCCGAGGCACTGACCGACGCCGTAGCAATCGAGGAGACACTCGTCGTGGCACTCACCGTGGCACTCACAGTGGCACTCGCAGACGTAGAGGGACGAGCCGACACTGTCACCGATGAGAGTGGCGTGCGAGTCGGAGAGACGGACCACGACGACGCGAATGATCCAGTCGAACTCGGGGACACCGTGGGGGACACCGTAGGAGCCGCCGTAGGAATCGAACTCGAGCTCGGGGATGCCGTGGGAGCTGCTGTGGCAATCGAACTCGAACTAGGAGATACCGTAGGAGCCGCCGTGGAGACCGAACTCGAACTAGGAGATACCGTAGGAGCCGCCGTGGAGACCGAAGACGACGAGGGAGAGGGCGTAGGAGCCGCAGTGGAGACCGAACTCGAGCTCGGGGACGCCGTGGGAGCCGCCGTGGAGACCGAACTCGAGCTAGGAGAGGCTGTAGCAACCGCTGTAGCGACCGAACTCGATGTTGAGCTCGAACTAGGAGAGACCGTAGCAAGTGCCGTGGGAGTCGCAGAGGGTGAGAGTGTGAGCCATGCAGACACGGAAGGACTCGCGCTCACAGTGCTCGTGGGCGAACGAGTTCCCGTCGACGTTCCCGTCGACGTTCCCGTCAGCGATGCCGTAGGTGTAAGGGTCATCTTTGGCGTTCCCGTCACCGTGGGCGAGAGAGTCGCCGTGGGCGAGATAGTCGCCGTGGGCGAGAGAGTCGCCGTGGGCGACCGAGAACCCGTTGCCGTGAACGTGAGAACCGACGGATAGTAGGTATTGTTCAGCGTCTGATTGTAGACGACGGGAGACGTAATAGAATTCGAGCGAGTGCCGAGGATTCCGCCCGCCACGCCGCCGCCAATGGCACCGGCTGTGAGAACGGCAAGGGCAATTTTGACAAGGGGACTCGTGCCTGCAGCACTCGCGGGAGGAGTGAAGGTCTGAACACTGGGCTGGCTGGGCACGTTGGCCGTGCGCGTCTGGCCGGCCTTGCGATGCATCGGGCTCTCAACGTCAAAGTTCTCGTCAATAGCCATGTCTGTCTATGGAGGTTTGATACATACGTCAGACAACTCCTGAGATTCGTTTTGAGAATTTTCTGAATCCCAAGACAAACAAGCATGGACGGCAACGTGATTGTTCCCGTCATTCTCTTCATCCTCCTCACCCCGGGCCTGCTGCTGTCGATTCCCGCGGGCTCGTCTCGTCTCGTGCAGACGCTCACGCACGCCGTGGTCTTCGGCATTGTTTACTCGATCCTGCGGTCTGTGTTCCCCCAGTACTATTAAAACGAACAGAGCATCTCATAAGACACAAGAAGCATGGACACCTATTCACCCTACAATTCACACAACCGGTACTTCACGGAGAAGGACATACATGCGATACTCCGCAAACACGGACTGCCGCATTATCATGTCACAAACCGCAAGATCTTCCAGACGGCCATGGTGCATACCACCTATGTGCGTCGGAGTGAATACACGACTCCCGATGGGCACCCGGCGAGTCTGGCTCCATGCCCCTCGGGTGTCATGCCTCTCCACGACGAGTCCTACGAGTGTCTGGAGTTTGAGGGTGATTCGGTCTTGGGTGTCTGTGTCGCGACCTACCTTCGTCACAAGTATCCCGAGAAGAAGCAGGGCTTCCTGACCGATGCCCGCAAGGAGTTGGTGAATAATGAGAGGATCGGATATCTCTCCAAGAAGATCGGACTCGACAAGTTCTATGTCATCAGCCGTCACAACGAGGAGTCAGCGGCCATCGCCGGTCGAAACAACCTGAAGAAGTTGGGTGATATCTTCGAGGCCTTCATCGGGGCACTGTGGACAGATTGTGGGAATCGCTTCCACATCGTGTTTGACTTTGTGGTGGCTGTCATGGAGGGATATCTCGACATCGAGGACGTTGTGACCTCGGTGACGAATTACAAGGACATGTTTCAAAAGCACTGTCAGAAGGAGTTCAAATACACGCCCGTCTACACGATGCTCTCCAATGACCCGAAAAAGAATGAGATCCGGGTCGCTGTCTGCGATGAGGCAGGCAAGCATCTAGGGTTTGGTTCGGGAACGACCCGCAAGAAGGCGGAACAAATGGCAGCCAAGGAGGCCCTCACAGCCGTTTCTGGGTTGTCAGTCGAGGTTTCCGACCACATTTGAATTTCTTGATCGTCCGCCCGCGAGTCTGCAGGACAGACTTGACACAGACGGCAATCGCCCCCTGTTCCTTCGTGGACCCCACGCGATTTTTCAGTGTCTTGCGCACCGACTTGATGCACCGGCAGAACTTTTTGGCTTGGGTCATTGTTCAT